GACTCGTCTTGATTGTGCTTAGTATCGCCGTACTTTTTAGGTAGTAACTTCGATGCAATCCACTTGCGATTGTCAGTTCGCATCTTATCGCGATGCAATGCAGCATGATTAGTTAAAATAACTGGCTGCCCGTCTGCGTTAGTAGTCTCAATCGTATCGCGTGAATCATCGTCGGAAATTTCAATGATTTCATCCGCAAGATTCTCGATTTGGGCGTTCTTCGCGCGGGCGTATTGTTCTCTGAAAGAAGGGATTTCCTCAGTCCATTTGCGTATTTCGCGTGCGGGCGGCCAATGTTTATTTTGCTTACAAAGAGCGCGCAAACCAAAGGCGCAATTCTCTGTTTTCTCGCAGATTTCATCCGCTAAATCTTGCATAAATTCGTACAGTTTCCTAGGCCTAGCCATAAAAAACATCCTGTTTTTAATGATGAATTAATTTTACGCACTAACAATAAAGAATAATAGTGTTAAATAATATTGACAGAGTTATATTTTATCATTACTATTGTCACACATTAAAGACAAACAGGAACTAGCAAAATGAAGTTAAAAGTAATTATCACGTACGGATTAGGAATAGCAATTATGGATATGAACTCAGGTGAAATTTATGAAAGTGGTTACGAATCGATAAAAGAAGCTGAAAAAGCGTTAAGAAACTTCAAAAAAATGTACGCATAAATAAATAGGGGCTGAATAAGCCCCATACAGGAGATAAAAAAATGACAGTAAATTATGAAAATGCATTTAATTTAATTTGCAATGCCTATCCATCTTGCAATGATGAAAGAGCGCATGAATTAACTAGGATTTTAATTAAAGAAATGCAAGAAAAAGACGAATCTGCAGAACGTATATTATTAACTTGGTAAATAAAAAGGAAAATAATCATGATTAAGTTTCAGCACCATTATGTGCAAAACGGTACAAAAAAAACCAAAGTTACTTACAGTATCAGTAATCGCTTAGATGGGAGAGCATGCGTAACAATTTATGCAAAAGGGTACGATAGAAAAAATTTCCGAGATGTTTTTGGTGATCTCGCAAGAAATGACTCTGACATAATGACAGATTATTTTGAAGGAAGTCGTGCAACAATTTTTTCTGACAACCCATTATACAGTGAAGCTTTAAAGCGCGCTGAAATAGTTGCTAAAAAAAATCAAGAAAGATGGAGCAAAAGAAAATGAAATTTGCCAACGAATTATTAGAAGCATTGATTAAAAGTCAGGAAGAGATTATAGAGATTTGGCAACATCCAAAAACGGAATACCAGCGCGGGCATTATGAGCAAGCGCTGGCAACTTTAAAATTTTTACAAGGATATCACTAAATGGCATTTAAGATTAAAGTCATGGAAAATAAATCACGAGATATTTTTTTCCATCACGATATAATCGACCCGAAAAATTTAATACGAAAAGCCCGTGAAAAAGGATTTCACGGCAATTTAACTGTGGAATTGCTCGAAGAAAGCGAAGAAAAAATCATGGATATTTCTCGCTTCACTGTTAACGAGCAAGATCAAATTACTAGTTTTATTTTTCCTTAAACCGTTTATTTTGCGCGTGAGTAGAGCCATAAAAAAAATCAATAATCGTTTGCCACTTCGATGCGAGCATCCCAACCAGCATTGAAAGCAGCTCACGCGCGTTAGGATTAATTTCTATCGGTATAAAAAGAAAACCAAGAGCAAGAAAAAAACCAAGAGTAACAACATAGGCCATATGTCGTAAAAAATCTGTGTAGAGAATCCCTGTCTTTCTAGCATCTTTTCTATCGTCCACCTCAATCGCGTAATTTTGCGTAATAATTTTCTGCAAAGTTTCAACATGCTCATTCTCCAGTTGTTTTATTTTAACAGCCGAATCTGGATCTGTAGCAATTTTATGCGCCAGGTCAGAAAGGTTAGATACGTCCACGCCAAAACATTTAGCCAAAAGGCCAACAGCGACGCCAGCCAGCGGAGTACCCAGGACGCCACCCAAAATAGGAGCGATTTTACTGACACTAGATACGATAACATCGAGTGAGCCACCCATTTAAAAACTCCCTTTTATTTGGATTTTTCTCCGCCAGCAACCGATAAAAAGCAGCGCGTGAAGCAACTAATACGGGCATTACCAGGTCGGGCACCATGATATTCAAACGCTCTAGTGTTCTTTCGCCAAGGATGCCGTCATCAGCGATGTAAAGCCGTGAAAACATTAACGCCCACAAAGAGCGCTGGACAATTTGCACGGCTTGCCGAGTGCCCATATTGACAGCCATATCGAAAACGTAATTGCAAACCAGCTGGTCGCGAATTTCGCTGAAAGGTGCCTGTTGCCAGAACTCAGATTTGTATATATTTTGAGCTTGTTCTTTTGTCAAGTCGCGGATGGTTTGTTCATTAACTTCGCCGAAAATACCGTATTTGCGCAGAACTTCCTCTGAGAATCCGCGCAAAAAGCGCAGGGAAATCCCAAAGTTTGTCGCGCCCCCGGAATCTCTTGGATTTTCAGATAAACCGCCTTCTCTTTCCAGTATATATTCCACAGCATCCGCAAAATTGCTCACTTAAAATTTCCTTATTATTCCGAGATATTCCTCGATACTTTGCCGTGCTAAAAGCCAATCGTCAAACCATTCCGCGCGATAACCTTCCTTCCTGGCGTCTTCCATGAATGCGATCTGATTCGGCCTAGGTTTCTCGCCTGGCGCTTTCATCTCAATCCAATACCCTGGCCAGCGTCCACAGCAAGAGCGGCGAAACAGAAGTAAATCTGACGCCCCAGGTCGCAAGCCCATCTGTTTCAGCCGATGCGTCGCGAGCTGGCCGCGGTTGCCTTCATTGGGGATTGAGAGGATAGGCAACCGCTGTTCTAGCGCCCAGGCGACCAATTTCATCTGTGCCCCCGCCTCACGATTGCGTCTAGGCTTCCGTGGTTTATCCAGGTTAGACGATCTCGGGTTGGGTATGGCTAGGGTAGCGGGTAACTGACAAGTATCGCCATAGAGCGAATTTAGAGCCTTTAAATACTTTTTCATCTTTGAGCATCCATGCCGGAGAAGATGAGTAAAATTTTATCACGCTAAAAAATATGTTTCACGAAATTGTTTCACGGTAAAAGTACTAGACAGTATCTGATGGGCATGGTCAAACTGAAATATATATAAATAAAAATATAATAATTTTCATTTAGTTAGAGCTATGTTTATCAGGTTGCCCATGGGTTGCCCAATGGGCAATCTGGAATTGAGGTTGCCCATCAGGTTGCCCATGTTGGGCAGGGTCATTTGGGCAACGCCGATCCATAGCTGGCGGGGCTTCCCAGCCAGATTGCCCATTTGCCCATGTATTTCTAACTGGTGACAATCAATTCGTTAAACTGTATATTTTTGCACCACGAATGCCCTTTTCCAGTTTGACCATATGGGTGTGATTTTCCTCGATTTCGACCGTTGCACGCCTAAAAGTCTTCTCTTTTATGCCCTTTTTGAGCGCTTTCTCACAAATATGGGCAACGACAGATTGACCATTTTCTTTTAAATAGGCAAAAATATAATCAATTGCGTACTGTAATTTTGACTTTTCGTAGGTGGTTTCATTGACTGCGTCTTCAGCTGATATGCGTTGCATTTCTTGCAGCCAGCATAAAGTAGTGGTTTCAATTGAGGAATTATTTTGCAGAATTTTGACAGGTGTAATTTTATAACCCAAACATTCATTTTCTTGCGAGCCGATGTTATCTTTCATTTTTGTTATGATTTTAATCAATGGTTCTTCAGGATGATTTGTTATTAACCAACTACGCCGCGGTGTATTAGTCCAGGCGCCAGCGCCCCCAACTTCATCGACTGCGGCAGACACGCCTTTAACTCCAGTCGATGATTTTCTAAGATGCTTATTAAGAATAACTGCGATGTCATATTTCTTGGCTAAACAAATAAGAGATTGCAAAAAGTTTGCGACGTCGCAATTATAATTGTCGCGAAGATCGCCAATGAAATATGTAATAGGATCAATAATAATTAATTTAACATCATGTAATTCTTTAATTTTATTTTCTAAGATATTCAAATCATTTGTTAATTCTATAAATTTTTTCTTACCAGAAATAGATCCTATTTTTGATGTTAATAAATTTATTTTTTCACAATCCGCATTCATTGCTACGAGCTTTGGTTTTATTTGTTGCTCGGCGTCGTCTTCGGCGCTTAATAAAATAACCGAGCCTTTTGATAATTTATGTTCTATTCCTCCCGCGTGAAATGCTTCCCCTGATGATGTTTTTGAAGCTAAATAAAGCAACAATAATGATTTACCTATCCCGCCACGACCGCCAAATAAAGTTAATGTACTCGATGGAATAATGCCAGGCCAAAACCACGGTTGCGTTTTCGCTTCAATCTCAGACATTTTAACCCACTCGGGTTCAAACTCTTCAAAGGCTTGCACATTGTTGCGTTTAGAAAAATCAGATAAATTTTCTTTCGTGAATTTTTTATCTTTACGGTCAGGCATAATTAAAAATCCTTTTCATAGATGACAGTAGAAAAATCAACAGATATCAAAGTAACTTTAATCGCTCCCTGAATGAATAAAGTCTGGACAACGTCTTCAATATATTGATCTGTAAGAGGGCTAGTTTCTATTATGAGGATATCACAGCCACTCACTGGCCAGTCATAATCACTAGCGCGGTGGTTGTTAGGCAGTAACATCGTTCTGGTTGGCCTGGATAGAAAAGTATTTTCTGCTTTTTTCCATCCATCTTTGCCAATGTATAAATAAACAGAATTGCTCGGTTTTTGACCTGATTGAAGTAATTCTTTAAGCGGCTTGCCATAAGGCGGTATCTTCATTAAAATAGTCCTTCCTGTTCTTCATTGTATGCGTTAGAAAAAAGGCCAGTAGCTAGCTGGCCTTTCTCCTTTAAATCTTTAAAATCATACACAATTCCTTGATAAAATCTTCATGTCTTTTATCTTCTTTCAAATCCCAATATTTTTCTACAAGCATTTTTATTTCTGAATAACGCGTCCATGCGTTCATATGAAAGCTCCTATTCTTTAGTGTGATTAACTAAATGTTTTCTCCACAATTCCGCATGCTCAGTTAAAACATCGCGAAAAGTATTTATTATTTTCCCAGAATTAGTCATATCAGCATGCAGCAAAGTTCGGCCTAAATTTGAAGCAAAAGAGCCACCAAATCGTATTAAACCTTCGTAAGCATCTCGTTTAAAATCTTCCATCTCGCCAAAGTCTTTAAACCCTAATAAAACTGCGATTAAATTTAACTGGAGTTCTAAGTCATCCATTAGTCGAGCCATCCGAAGCCTTTTGCACATACCGCAGCGCCTGCGCATGCCAGTGTGAACATAGTGCTTAACATCCAGTAAAAGTTTGACCAAAGGCGGGAATCAAATTTATCTAATTTTCTTTCTAATTCGGAAAATTTTTCATCTACTGTTCCAAATTGTCTAAATACTGAGTCAAACCTTTGATCAATTTTTTTGTCTAATTCATCAAACCTTTGATCTATTTTTCTTTCCATCCTGAGTAAATTTTCATTTATATGTAAAATAGATTGTTCTAATAACGCCACTCTTGTCTCTTGTGATTGTTTCATTTTGATATTCTCAATTTTACTAGCTGTCATGTTAAAAATTCCGTTATTAATATTTGATTCTCAATCCCTTTCTCTTTAATAAGAGCATCGACACGCATTAATGTTTCACGACTGGGCGACCTTCTCCCCATTTCATAGCAATTAATTAGTGAAGTCGATAGGTTTAATGCGGCGGCAAGCTCGTATTGTTTCAAATCTAATAAGTACCTTAATTTTTTAAAACTTTTTCGGATCGACATAAATTCCCCTTTTTTCTGTTTTGCATTTATATCTCACTGATTAACAGTTAGTCAAGATAATAACTATTGAGACAATGAGTGTTTGACAAATGTAAATTTTTTATATAATCTTGTCATTGTTATCTACCTAACAACGGAGCAAAATGATGTCTATAATGATCTTAAGCCAAACAGGAAGTTTGCGCGTCAATCAGTACAGGAATGTAGCTATGACATTTACTTCATATCTCGATGCCCTCATCGAAGACAAAGCCGAAAAACTTAGCGAAGGCTGGTATCTATCCCAATGGGATTTAACCCGCACCGAAGCTGAACATCTAAAAGCATTACAACCCGATGGCCTTTTAGAAAATCTTATTAATGATCGTTGTGATGAACTTTATCAAAACTGGAGAGATTCACGGGGGTTTGATGAATGACCAAATAAAAGCAAAAGAACGCGTTACTTTTACAATTTGGCAAACATTAAAATTTTATATAAGGAACTTCAGAAATGTTAACTCTCGAACAAAAAGCAATTAGAAGAAGTGGATTAGGCGCAACTGATGCAGCGGTCGTCATGGGATTATCTCCATACAAAACGCGTTATGAACTATGGCTTGAAAAAACTGGTCGCAAAGAAGAAGAAGCAATCTTAAATGATTCAAGGCTGCGTTTGCGTCACGCGCATGAAGAAACAATCGCCAGAGAATATGCCGAACAAAAAAACGTTAAACTAAAACGCGTTAACCAAACGATATATCACGAAGAATTGCCATTCATGCTCTGTCATTTGGATCGCGTGGTTATCGGTCAAAAGAAAATTATCGAATGTAAATCATCAAGCGGTTTCTTGCGTCCAGTATGGGGTGAATCAGGCAGTGATAATGCGCCAATACACTATATTTTACAGGTTCAGCACCAACTCGCATGTTCAGGTTATGACGATGCCGACATCGCAGCACTGATAGACATTGATGATTATCGCATTTATCCAATGCCAAGAAATGCCAAGATCATCGCCAAAATAGAATCTGAGTGCGAAAGATTCTGGCATCAACATGTCCTGGCTGACGTACCGCCAGAGCCGACCAACCGCGCTGACTTAAAACTAATGTACCCAATTAACAATGGCAAATTCATCGAAGCAGGTGCAAAGGAATTACGCCACATTGAGCACATAAAAAGTTTAAAAGAAGAAATCAAAACTTTAGAGACTGACAAAGAAGAAACAGAAAAATTCTTAATAGAATTTATCGCAGACAATGACGGCTTAATAGACATTGATGGGAAAACCATTGTGACTTTTCAAGCAAATAAAAACGGTACACGTTCACTGAGGATTAAATAATATGGCTACTCAAAGACAAGAATTAGCATTAAGAGATCAAGGTTTTAACTTTACGCCAACAACATTGGAAGAAGCACAACAGTACGCAACAATATTTGCTAATAGTGGAATTTGTCCCGAAGCATATCGTGGTAGGCCAAACGATGTTTTGATTATCTGGCAAATGGGTAACGAGCTGGGGCTTGGCAAGATGCAGGCTTTAAGAACCCTCGGCTGTATCAATGGCATGCCGTTTGCCTGGGGTGACGGTTTACTGGCCTTGGTTAAACGGCATAAAGAGTTCGAAGACATGCGGGAGTGGACTGACGGCTCGCTAGCCAAAAATGATATGGTGGCTTTTTGCACAATCAAGCGAAAAGGCCAGGAGCCAGTCACGCAGAAGTTTTCTATGGAAGACGCGCGTCGTGCAGGACTTTGGGGTAAAAAAGGCACCTGGACGCAATACCCGGCGAGAATGCTTCAACATCGCGCGAGGGGTTTTGCCGCTCGTGATGCTTTCCCTGATGCTCTATATGGGTTAATGTCAGAGGAAGAAGTAATCAGCATTCAATCTGCAAAAGAACAACCGCCCATTGAGATAAAAGGAAAAGGAATTTCCGGCTTGGAAGAAACACTCGGCATAAAAGACGAAGACATCATTGATGGCGAAGTTATTACCATGTCCGAACCATTGGAAGAATTGCTCGACTTAATCACAAAGCAAAACGTTAACCAGAAAACGATTGATCTTTGGCTCAAAAAAGCTGGGGTTAGCCGCCTTGATGAACTCAGCCAGTCCCAAATCGACCAAGGCATTCAATTTTTAAAAAATAAGGAGAAGTAAAAATGGATTTTAACGCAAATCAAATGCGTCAAGATGCTTTGATTCCAGATGGCAAGTATAAATTTCGCGTGCGAGATGCACGCGAGAAGCGCTCTCAAGCTGGTAATGACATGCTCAACTTGAAATTGACATTGTTGGTCAACGGTCGCGAAGTTCAATATTGGGATAGCTTGATATTAATGCCTAAGATGTTTTGGAAATTTGAGCATTTCTGCGAAACAGCAGGTTTAAAAGATAAACTCGAAGCAGGCCGGATTATGGCGCAAGACTGCTTAAATCGCGAGGGTTGGATAGAAATTACTCAAAAGGTTGATTCGCAAACTGGGGTTTTAGCTAACCAGACTAAGGATTATTGCTTAGAACCACAGGAGTTACTCCCTATCGCTGACAGTGATCCAACCTCTCTTGATGATGACATTCCAAACTTTTCATAGTTCTACGTGAAACAGCATTATGGCGGGGAAAACCCGCTATAATGTTAATCTTATTGCCCCGCCTATTGACTGTGATACAATCTTAACCATACGGAAATAATTCCATCTCAGGGAGAGAGAATATTATGGCAATTACCAGCATTGCACGCGATTGGGGTGTCAATCCTAGCATCGTGCGAATCACTTCAACAGACACTTTGGCTACCGTCGGCGCAGCCGGATATCTAACCGCTCAAGCAGTTAACATCGCCGCATTAAACGCAGGCGCATTCGAATGGGTTATTTCCGATTTCGTCTTGGTTTATGCCAGTGATGGTTGGGACTTATTTTCTGTCGCTCCTGATTTCACTGCTTTAAACGTTTGGGAACCAGGTTCCGGCGTAGCAGTTGTCGGCGCTCCTGTTGTGGTTGGAAATTTCACAGTTTTCCAAAGCACCAGCGGAAATGTTGAAGACTTAGGCTATGCCCCAAGCGATCCAAGCAAAACCACTGTTGTAATGGCTGGCTCCGCGGTAGTAGTAAACCACATAGCTAAATTCGTTGATACCGCTGGGACAGTTGATGATACCGCTGGGACTGCCATTAATTCTGGCAGCATCCAAGCTGGCTTAAGCGGCACAGCAGGTACGCTAATTAGCTTCCCCGGCACAGCCGCCAACGGCTCCTTAATCGTAGCTGGTGTGAATGCAGGTGCGAACTTTAATACAACCATCAGCAACGGCACAATGGGTCAGTCAACGGTTTATACCCTTGGCGATATTGGCGCATCAACTGGCGGCATCGTAGTTGCAACCGCAGCAATCCGAATGAAATCAGTTGCAGGCGCAGCAGCAGCAGGCGGCGCAGCAGCGCAATCCTTTACCGACACTTTCTGTACCTCTGGCTCAAATGTAATCGGAAACTGGAACACGCAAGCAAACCCTGTTTCAGTGCTTAAAATTGTCCCAGGCAACGGATCATTTGTAGTTACTTCCTCCGGCGATGCTGGTGTAGGTACATTCAATTACGTAATTATCAAGTAAGGAGACATTATCATGTCAGAATACGGAAATGCTGATGGTGCGAATGGTCAAGTTGAAAACGAAAGTTATTGTATGAAAAAATCATGGCAGGCTCGCAATGTCGATCAAATGACAAATGCAATGGGCTATCATGACATGGGCGACTTGGCTAATACGCCAAAAGCGCCGACTAAGATGATGGGTGAAAAGCGCAATGTGCAGCTTGAACCTCATATGCCAAAAGCCAATATGAATGATGGCCGCGGCAAAGACTATTAAACGTTGCGCCCCGTCGCCTTGGCGGGGCTTTTTTTAAAGAAGGTTGATCAATTTGATACCGCAAGAATATTTCGAAAAAGTTAAAAATCATTTTCGTGGCGATGAAAAAAAAACATGGGAATGGTTTCAGAACATTAACGAGAATTTTGGCATGTTAACCCCTCTGAATATGATCAAACTAAATAGGCAACAAAAAGTAATCGATTACATTAATAAGAATTTCTCAAATCAAAAAGGAAAGAAGATATGACGGATGAACAAACAGCGTTAATAAGACAATCTTTAGTAAATAGCGTTTTTGCGAAATATAAAGAATTAAGAGGGATTATTACCACATTGCCATATGATCAAGCTAATCCAGGTTTATTGCGCGGCGCGGGGTATCTTGATGATGCTATCCTATGGATTAAAGAAGTGGTTATGGCAGCCCCTTTAATATTGCAATCTCAAGTTATTACTCCACCGCCAGCCCCAGCATCAGAACCTTGCAATGATTCAACTGCAACTGCAACACAAGATCATTGCATTGAAGAAAAACAAGAAGCCGTTCCAGCACAATAAGTTAAATCCCAGGCTTAACCGCCTGGGAAATTATTTAGGAAATTTCTTTTTAACTTCAGCAATAGCGTTATAAAAATCATTCGATTTTGGTAATTCTCCAACATCCATCGAATGCCAAAGCATATCAAGTTGATCACCTATGTATGGATAAGCTTCTTTACGTAGATATTTATAACCATTCAGTTTTAAATCTTCAGCTTTCACTGCATCATTAGCAGCCCATTCCGCGCGTATGGCTGCTTCTTCTTCATCAGAACATTCAACTTCTTGACCATCTACTATTTTCATCAAAGTCATAATTAAATCCTTAAGCTACTAAACCGTAAAGTGTGAATACACCGCTTGCAATAGTGCCGCTAGACATTGCAAATTTTATTGAAGTTATGGCAGTTGTTCCTGAGTTTCCTGCAATACCATTTGATGCTGTATAGACGCTAGACAAAAATCCTACATGTATATCGACAAATTGATTATTAGCTGTATCAGGCCCTGGCATCATGATAAACCCACTTAATCCGCCATTAGCTGTATTTACAATAGTTGCACCCGCATTAACTGGAATACTGCTTGTAGATGCACTACCGTCATTTGTTGCAGCTGCGCCACCTGTACCACTTCTCAACAAAGTATAAAAATAATTAGATGCAATTGAATTGAAAGTTAATAAAAGATTTACGTTATTAGTGGTGGGAATGACATTTGTAAGAACAACACAATAAGCCTGATATGTTGTCGTTAAACTAGAGAATGTGACGCTAGCAGAAGCACTAGCAGTCGTACTGGATATCTTAACCCATCCGCTTGCAGCTGCTGGAGCTGCACTTGTCCAGTTTGTACCATCTGAGGTCATCACATTACCTGAAGATCCAGGAACTGCATAAGTCTCAGTTGATGCAATCCAGTTTGTACCATCAGAAACAATAATTTTCCTTGCAGTCGCTGAAGCATTCGGAAATGTCGGCGTACTTAATACGTAATTTGTTCCGTTACTCAAAAGAACTTTATTTGCAGTCGCGCCAGCACTTGAGGGAATAGACGAAGTTGAATAAACGTTATTCGTGCCATCGGATATTAAAAATAATCCTGATGCCCCACTAGCGCTAGGATATGTAGGCGTTGAATAAGACACGCCAACCGTGGCAGTAGAATCAACCTGTAATACTTTTCCGTTACCTGTAGCAACTGGCACGCGAGCATTTACCGTTGAGAAACCGAATAAATCGCCCTTAGTCGTCAACAATGTGACGCCAGCAGCGGCGGCAGATATCCAATTAGTACCGTCTGAAGTTAAAACATTTCCTGATGTTCCAGGAACCGCCCATGTTTCAGTGGTGTAAACAATATTAGTACCGTCGGAAACTAATAACTTTCTAGCGGTGCCTGATGCGCTTGGATAGGTCGGCGTTGATTCAACATAATTCGTCCCGTTGGATTGCAGAATCTTTCCAGACGTACCAGCTGAGATTGGCAATGTTGGCGTTGATGCTATCCAGTTTGTACCATCCGACCTGATAAACTTTCCAGCGGCGGCGGAAGCATTTGGAAATGTCGGCGTGCTTAATACGTAATTCGTACCGTCTGAAATCAATACTTTTCCCGCGGTAGCACCTGCGCTCGTTGGAATAGTAGAGGTGGAATAAATATTATTTGTTCCGTCAGATATTAAAAATAATCCGGCACTTCCGCTAACTGTTGGGTAAGTTGGCGTTGTCCAAATCGGGATAGCTCCGCTCACGGAAGCCAGTAATTTTCCTGATGCGGAAGGATTAGCCAGGAATTGTGGCACGGAACTTGCATTAGTCACCAAAACGCCGCCAGCGGTTGAGCTAATACCTGTTACGGTATTTGCAGCACTGGAAAAAAGAATTTGATTTATAGTTGTCGTTGCTGGGTAAGTTGCTGTTGACCAAGCAAGACCTGTTGCCGCAGCGGAGCTAACTTGCAATATCTGCCCATCCGTGCCGCCAACAGCCAAGCGAACATTTTGCGTAGAGAAGCCAATCAAATCGCCTTTCGTGGTCAATGGGGAAATATTATTAAATGATGTTGTTTTGCTTGCGACGTCTGCTAAGTTTTGCGCTTTTAATAAAAATGAAGTTGGCGCAAAGGTGAATTGCGAGAACAGGATAGGATCAGTGCCCACCGCGGTTACTGTACTCGTTTCAATCCAAGAAGTTGTGCCATATAAAGTACCATTGTTGACGATAATAAAATCGCCTGGCTGAATTTCGGAAGGTTGATCGTAATCCGTGGCTCTTGTCAAAATGGCTGGAGTTCCAACGGTACCAATTTGAGAAAGTGTATAAATTCCGTTCTGCAAAGTGCTGGTTTGAAATGGAACAAAAATACGCGCATTTAACGGTGGCGACGTTCCATCGGTTGAAAATGCGCCATTCGATCCAGCTGTTAATGTTGCGCCAATTCCAAGAGCGCCATTTAAATAGGTATAGCCAGTTAAATCTCCTGTGGTTGAAGCATAACAAGCGCCCTGCACAGTTAAGCCAGTCGCGACTAAATCCACGTACGCTTTCGTAGCTGCATCTTGCGAATTAGTTGGATCAGCTAGCCCAATAATTTTGGAACTATTCATGTTAATGACGCCAGTATTGAGCGCCATTGTTCCGCCAGCCAAAGGTAAATAATTTGTTAACTGAGCAGAAAGATAAAATAATGTTACAGCATCTTGGGGATTAGTAGGATTTCCTAAACTGGTAATCTTATGGTTTCCCATGACTATATCGCCGCTCATGGTGCCACCAGCTAATGGCAAGAAAGCCCCGCCAGCTGTATCAACATACGCCTTTGTTGCGCCATCTTGCGGGGAGGTTGGATCAGTCAAATTTATTATCTTGTGCGATCCCACATTGATAACACCAGCCATTACACTTGTGCCGTCTAAACGCAAAAATGCGCCTGCATCAACATAGTTCTTGGTTGCTGCGTCCTGTGGGTTAACTGGGTCAGTCACATTGATAATACGATGACTATTCATATTTAGAATGCCAGTCATCATCCCAGAACCGTCACTAGGCAACGCGCCAATCGTAGATAAGATTAGGGCATTCGTTGTTTGCGACAGCATTGTCCGTGCAACAGCGGTTAATGGCGTCGTCGCATAAACGTTTGATCCAGTGGTATAGATCATTTGATCAGCTGACGTGGTTAAACCGTCAATGCTAGTCAATGGGGCGCTGATTGAAAGAGCGCCTGTCACGGTAGTGGATTTAAGAATGCCCGTGCTTAAGCTTGCCAAGGCAAAGCTATTCGGCAGGTTGGCATTAGCAGTTTTTAAAATGAGGGTTGAATTGGCGAAATCCTGTACAGTTCCAGCGCCTTGCAGCCCAATAAGGCTGGCACCTTCGCCAGGCAAGTGAGATGCCAAAACAGCTAAAACGGCACCGCCTCCGCCAATGGGAACCCACATAACAGCGGCAGCGTCCCAGAACTCATATTGCGATAAGTCGAAGTTGTAACCCAGCAATCCGTCATAGGGGATGGTAGGACGCGTTGCGGTTGTCCAGCTGACAAATTTTAATTCGCGAGTATTAACACCAGCTGTCAGACCGACCGTCTGCGTGGTGTCGTCAGTAATATCAGCTTGAACAAATTCACTAAATTTCTTCGTATTGACCATTGCACATCCATGTACAAATTAGGTTAACAATCCATTACATATATTTTAGCCCGGAATGGCTAATAACGACACTCCTACATAGGCACCAGCGGCATCTGGACTGATCAAAGAAAGAACATCCCCACCCTTGACATATTTACAGATTGGTCGAAATTCCTCTGAATGGGTTGTTTCATTGGTTCCAGAACCTGGAATGGTTGGAGTAAAGTTATAGCCAACAAAAACATTGCTAGTTGAGGTATAGGTAAACGTAGCCTGATATTTGTCGGAACTGGTTCCAGGCACGGTATAAGTTTGCGAAGTATTAGTTGCTAAATTAAAACGTACAGCCGTGTCACTGAAAGGCGTCGTTTTGTTTTCGAAATTACTATTCCATATAGTAGTCATAATTAAACTCCTAACCGCGCATCAGCGGTGTAATGAAAAACAATGTAAGTAGAAACTTTGTTTGTTGGTGTCTGAGCAGCTGAAGCAACCTGTGCATTTTGCCCTTCTCCTGATTCAAATGATTTCATTGAAGGAACAGCAGCAGTCCAACTGCCTGTGAAATTAACTACTGTAGGAGATGCAACAGAATTTCCATTATTGTAAATCCAAGAATCCACACGATTAGCTGTTCCAGCTGATGGTGAATATAATGTAACCGTTGGATTTGCTCTTTTTAATGTACTCCAAGGAAATGTAAACTCAGTGGGATATGATTTTAAAAGATTTGGCGTTAACAAAAACGCATCATTAACAGTAGGTGCCCATCGTTCACCAACATCGGTAATTGCTCCAGGAAGAATACCAATATTATAACTATGCTCATAATAAAACTGGCATTGTCTTAAGACATCATCAAAAGTCTGTGGCGGTGTATCAATAGCAAAATCATTTGCCGATAACGATATTTTATCAAAAACAATATTATCTGGATTAGAATTATCATTATCCAAAGGATCCATCGCATATAAAACAACGCCTAACACTTGCAACGCAGTTCCATTAAGAGCAGGCATTTTAAATTTATTCAAAGCAACTGCGAAAAATGAGGAATCACTATTCGGCGGTTGAATAAAAAATGTTGGATCATTCTGCGGAGCAATAGAAGACCAACCTGCTGCAAAAACAGGATCTGCATTATTCGCCCATGATGCTATCGGTTGAGATGCGCCAATTGTTGGCGGTAATGATCCATCAGGACGATAAATTAAACGCATTTTCATTCTTATTTCAGTATTGAATCTTGTAAAAATCGCCATGCGAATTAACGCTGATAAAGTATATCCCCAGTAAGGCGCAACGGTTTGCGGGTCTATGTATTGAATCAAAGCGAAGCGATTATCAACTGCCGAACCTGCACCCACCGCTTGCAGTTGAAAACCATTCCTTTGTCCAGACGATGAAAATTCACCCGCTTTCAATGATGAAGCAGTTTTGCTAAATAAAATAGTTTGATCAGCAACATAAGTACACTGTGACGCCACTGTAGTTAATGCTGTTGAAATGAACTGATAGGGATTTAAAGAAAAATTCCATCCCGTAAGCAGGCTAAGCTTTGGCAGCACAATTAATGAATTTGCAAAGTAATGAAAGAGATTATCAGTCTGTCTTTCCTCGCTTATCTGTTGATAAGCCGGATTTACCGAAGCCAATAAAGACATATTAATGGGAGTATTTTGGCCAACAAATTGCACATCAGTAATATCAACCGTTCCCGTTGTTGGCAGATTAATCAGCATATCAACGTAAGCAGTTAAGGAATTATCGCTATTATTCGATGTCTTTACATTGTTTGTTCCGGACACAGTGACAAATGTGCCAACGCCAACCACAGTAGGAGGAACAATGGTAGTCGAGTTGCCTGGCAAGTTGCTAGGTGAGTAAACCATAGAAACCGTCACAGCGCCGCCAACTGCCATTGCCAGCATGGACATATTCACAGCGCCGCCGCCAAAGATTGCGCCATTGTTGTTAAAGCGTTGACGTAATACCGCTGTTGTCCAACCAGCATTGGCGAACTCTAAGGCATAGTTTGGCGAGTTTGGCTGACCGACAACACCAGCACCTGTGAAAATCTTCTGCGTAACCGTGGTAGTCCCGACACCTGTTAAGACTAAATCCCAACCAGGAGCAACGCTATAAGTTCCCGCAGAAGTGATTTGCAAACTTGGCGTCCCTGATGGCGATAAAGAATAAAAATTCACATCAGAAAACGTGCTGTTAGATGTTAAGTTTGGCGCAAATAAAATTGGGAACGGACTTGTTATTACAGCCGTTCCTATGCCAGGAACAAAATTATTAATTTCATAAATCAATGGATCTGATTGGCTATCACCATGCCTGATTTCAATTCGATAAACTAAGCTGGGGTCAAAATAGAGATTGTCTGGCAGAGTGCCATTTGGCAGAAATTCCACAACATCGTTTGTCCAAACCGTTAATCCCTGTGGATCGCGATAAACATTTTGCGGTAGGTAAGGCAACGTATTGGTTAAGAAAAAAGCATAATATTCATCATTTAACGGCTGACCAACTAGATCAACAAAAAACCAAATCGGATTAGCTGCGCGAACAAACATAATCAGTCTCCCAACAGTTGAATGGATTTATTATAAATACTCTTCACACCTGCATAACTTGATAATAAACCACCAACAATAATTAACTTCTTCCATGATTTCGCCTTAATGGCTTCAGCTTTTTTCAAAGCTTTTTCTATCTGTTTAACTTCTTCGGCTGCCAATTTTGTATTTCTTTTTGCTTCACGCAATTTAGGAATATATTTATCAGCATTTTTAATGGTTTCCTGTAAATCCTTTTTGTTATCCATCAATTTTTGTTTAACTTTTTCATCATGCGATTTCTTTTCGCGAGTTTCTTTCAGATTTTTTTCACTCTTAAGCTTAACAATTTCAGTCTGTTTAATAGTATCTAAATGCTTTTCCATTTCAGGAATTTTATTTTCAAACTCCTTAATTTGATCTGTAATCTTGGTTTTTTCTTTAACCTGTTCGGCTTTCTCTTTTGCTATTTTTTCAGCTTCAACGGCTTTAGCTTTCTTTGTTTCAACCTCTTCCTTGAATTTCTCTAATAGGTTGCGTTTCTTTTCCTTCTCAGCCCTTTCGGTTTCTTTTTTCTCTTTGTCTATTTTTGCCTGTTCAGCGACTTTATGCTGCTTTTCAGTTTCAGCATGTTTAGATTTAACTTCACTCATGGCATTTTCAGCTTTAGCTGCGGCACCCTGAGCCTCTGCTTTCTGGCCAATGTATGTTTTTAATTCAGGCAAACGATCTATCCAACCCTGCATTTGCTTGTTAGGGTTATAAACTTTTCCTGAGCCATTCTGTGCTTCGAATTTCTGCCCGATGACATTTTTAACCGATTCAGGATCATTCATAATCGTATTGCGAATAATTTCTAGGCCAGAACCTTTTTTGCCACCGCGAAGCTCGCCCATCATATTAGTTGACGATAAGCGTTCTTTGTTCATTATTTGCCAATAAAGTGGTTCGCCATATAAGGGAACTTGCTCAGTTCGCCATCTTCCACGATCTTTCTGGAATTGCGCCCATTCTTCTTTGCCAAGATTGGATTCCAAAACTTTTTCTATCTCATCCAGTTTAATTTCAGCTTCATCTGCTCTCGCCTTCCAAAGTTTATGCTCTTCTTCAGACCGCCCAACCTTATAAGCCTTTTTATTGGCTTCTCTAACATATTGGCCAACAGCTTGATACATGGAAACAAAATCCTTAGCTGGAATAATTTCTTTTTTAGATGCTTCAAGAAGTTTTTTTCCCGCTTCTTGGATTTCAGGAGTTTTTATATTTCCCTCTGATTCCTGAATAAGTTTATTGAAATCATCAGTTAATCTTTTCACATCGGCAGTATTATCAATGACAATATTTTTGCCTTCTAAATTAGCTTTAAAAGTATTTAAAGCTTTTCCAATATCTTTTGAGTTCGCTTCAAGTTTTTCTTTAGCTCTACGAGCGACATCGACATCATGCTCGTCTCCTTTCTTAAGAAAGTTGCCAACTTCATGATCGACTTGATCATTTATTTTTACAGCTTCTTGATGCGTTTTTGTGGCATTTTCCAGCGCGGTTTTACTTTCTTCAATATTAGGCGCTTTCGTTTTATTTAACTTCGCAATCTCTTCATCAGTTTTGGCCAAATTAGAATCAAGTTCATTGATTTTATATTGCAATGAATTAGGGTTTGAACTTTTTACAGTCTGCTCAGCAGCATTTTTCGCTTCAGTATATTCCGCATTAGCTCTTTGTGATTCTTCCTGATATTTGAGGATTTCTTCTTCAGTGGTTGGCGGATGTTCTTCTACTGATTTCTGCAAATCAGATAATTGCGTCTTAGCCGTGTTCAAACGATCCTGAAGAGAATATTCAGAATTGACCCCGAATTTCCCCTTTGCCTGAGCTTTAGCAGTCAAGAAATCTGAATTTGATTGCGCATAGGCTTCTTCAGCCTGAGAAAGTTGTTCAGGTGATACTTCAGGATTTTCCTTCATCTCATTCAAACGATTCAACTTCATTTCAGCTTGCTTTCGTTTGTACTGTAAAGACTCAGCAGTTTTCGCCCCAGCTTCAGAGCCAGCTTCAAATTGAACTTCTTGTTCGGCAGTCTTAGCAGATTCTAAATTTGATGATTTCCCTTCCAGTTGGCTCTTAAGCGCTTCAACCTTTGCAATTGAGCCAGTCGCATTTCTACCCGATTTTAATATAGCCTTTGCGCCAGGGATTATAAAATCAGCATTTTCCAGAAGACCAGTAACCAGCTTATCCGCTTCAGAGATTGGCTTTCCATAAAACTGTTTAATATCTTCTTTCTCTTCAAATTCTGGAATATAAGAACCAACCTTCTTTGCTCCTTCTTCTGGAGCTAGACCAAGATGAGCTAAAAATTCAGGCATCCCATGAGGAACATTCAAAAGTTTTTTAGTAAGCCCTATAAAACCACGACCGACGTTTTTTCCAAATCTACCTGGCTCATTCATGATTTGCTCAGGAACATCAGGGGCGCCAGCTGCGGCGGTTAATGCGCCATTCTTAACAGCTTCTAAAATATCGCCACCAAGAATGCCGCCAGCCTTTGCAATTTTAGCTTGGGGAGTATTACTGATTACTCTCGATAAAAAAGAAGGTTCTTTTTCTTTTGCAGACGTTTTTTCTTTATCTTGATTTAAATCAGAAAAATCAAACTGAGTAGCCTGAGTTTTAGGCTTTTCTTTTTCTTCCTCATTTAAATCAGAAAAATCAAATTTTCGCTGCATTAAAGCTCTCCTTTTTAACTTTCAATCCAGGATCGCGTTTACGAGCTTCATCTAATTTATCTCTCCAAATAACATGTTCTTTACCAGTTGAATCAATAATAGTCATCTTTCCAGCTTCAATATTACTGACGGGGGGAGTAGTACTGGTTGACTCTTCTGTCCCTGTTTCTTCACTCCCTTCTTCATAAGCTTCTGGCGTTTTCAATGCTTGGAAAATAGTATGTTTTTCAGTTTCCAAAATTTCTTTAAACTGATTAAATTTTTCTTTAGCTACTTTAGGACTTACTAGCCAATTAGTTGGATTTGTTAATTTTCTTAAATCTTTATCTACCTGCGGAGTAATAGAAGCCCCATAAAATTGCCTTACTTGCTTAGCTAAAATTTCCGCCGCTGTCATTGCCTTCTGATATTTAAGAAATTTTTCTGAAGGATTACCTTTTATTGATTTTGCATTTTCACTTATTAACTGTGTAAAACCTTCAGCCCCAGAATAACTTGTTAAGGCATCCACATCTAACTTATCTAATGTTTTTTCCATATTCACGGCAAAAAGTGCTTGCTGACGTGTTTTAGGATCAGATAGTTTTTTCAATACAGATAAACCGTATTGATTAACCAATCTTTTCTGATCTTGAGGTGATAAATCTTCTCCTTCTCGACCGCCAAGAGTAGAACCAGGAACTTTTCCCTGTCTCACCTCTCTTAATTCTTGTTCGGTTTTTGCTTCATTAGTAGCATATCTTTTTGGCTGAGAATTAATCAAAGATTCTTGATAAGCCATTGTTTGACGATCTCGAGCTTCTTTTAAATCAAAATGCTGCTTAGCCATTTTATATTGCGGACTATCTTCGCCATATTGCGAGCGAACCATTTCAAGGCCAAGCGCTTCACCCGCTGCGCCTGGTATCTGATGTCCAGCAAAAGGCAATTCTGCCAGAGCAGCTTCTCTTTTTGCTTGAGCATCTCGCAAAGGCTGCTTAGCCTTACGTTCGCGAATTTGCTCCAAATAATCCATGACGTCTTTGAAGACTTCATTGCTATTTGGGTTTGGTAATGGAATCGCTCCAAAAACTCCCATTAGGCTGCCCCTCCACCCATCATGCCGCCGAACATTTTCATCATCATTGCCATGATTTTTTCAAATTGCTGGCCAGGAGCATTCTGTTTGCCAAACGCGCCACCAGCCATATTTTCACCCATCTGCATAGCTTGCGAGCCAAGATTGCTAGCCGTACTAGCACCAGTATTGTATATGTTTTGACCAATCCCAACGCCCTTCATATACTTGTTCATCAAGTCATCCAAAAAACCTTGACGATCTTTGTTCATGATATCGGAAGAGGAATTTTGAATATTCGAGATAGCAGCGTTACTGCCATTCAAGCCCATGCTACTTGCTGCGTCCATGCCGCTAGCCTTGGCATTATCCATCGAACGCATAGCATATGGGGATGTTTCATAGCTTTCCATCCACTTACCAAGCATCTTGGTAGGATCCATTAACTCGCTTTGAGCGCCAGTTAAGATAGGCAGCTGACGGTTGCCAGCTTCCATGTAAGGTTTTTGAAAGCCCAACGCCTCTTGCCAGAAGCGCTCCATCATCTTCATTGCCTTTTCGTAGCCCTTCTCAGGATGCAAAAAGCTATTAAATTGCTTGAAGGCTGACCCAATCCCTGGGAAACCTGCTGCTGATTCCATGCCTAAGCCCATTACGCGCCCTCCTCCAAAGCTGTGATTCGTTCATCCAATGAATCGAATGTATCGCCTATTACTTCAAAACTTTCATTAAGATCGATTATTAACTTATTCAATGATTCCTTTAAATATTGAATCGGAGCTGTATCTACCGTGGTCAAATTCTTAGTAAGGCTTCCGACCGCTCCGTTAATTAAGCCAATATCATAATTAAGGGTATCCACTAATGTGGCAAACCATTGATCAAGATTTTGCAATTCCATTTTCTTAAGGTTAACAAGCTCCACCGCTAGCCCTCTGAATCATCATTATACCGCCCAAAACCACGATTGGCGAAGGGCTGACACAGACCAGTTTATAACAGCGATTCCTAGATGCTCCGAGCTGATACCAGCGCATACGCCATTCATAAACACCCAATCGGCTAAATTCCCGGACGTCCGCAGGATAGAAAGACACACCGCCATCATCTGACCAGTAAAGCTCGATATGAGGATTAAATATTTTGTTGTACACATTTTCATCTAACTCAACAATGTTACCGTCTTCAGCCAAAAGGAAAACAGTATTTCCACTTCCGTCGTCTTCAGCGGTTAAGTAAATTGGCTCGCCATCGGCTCCCAAATCTTCAGCGATTAAAAACTGAGCATTTGCAAAAGGCGATTCTGAAAACAGAGCAAAATTCTCACCCCAGACAAAATCAATCTGCACCCATTGCGTAATAAACTCGCTGTAATCACTTTGCGAAATAATCTGGGTTACGCGCTCATATCTAAATGGAACACGCAGATAAGCATCAGCAGCTTGCGCATCAAGTTGTAGAGGGTTTCTAATTTCATTGTCGTAAAACTGACCAGACATTTCATAAACAGTATTATCACCCGTCACAGAAACTAGATGAGTATTATTATAGAAGGTGTGTTTCTGTATGCGATTTCTTTCGCCATTTTTTTCAATGACACGGTGCCAGGTTTCAGTTTCAAAATTGTATTCAATACTATTAGCTTGATCTTCAATATCCAAAATTCCATTATCAGTATAGGTACCCGCTGATAAACGATAGAAAATAGTATTTTCCCATTGATACAAGAATCCATCAGCCCTACCGTTTAAAAATGGGCTAGTATCGCCAATAACACCCTGGCGAATATTCCGTTGAAATAAAATATCAATTGCCCGCGTGCTAATACGTTGCGGCCTATCACCACTACTGACCATTGCTTGTATTAGGCCTTCGCTATTCTTTGCGACAAATGCAATCAAGCTAAAACCAATACTTAATGTTTTCGGATCTTGTATACCAAAATCCCAATCGTAAGTGGTATTTTTTCTCCAAGGGAATGAAACTGGCGTTCCGCCAACAGATAAAAATGTTGAAGGAGAGTTTGACCAAACTCCTGTGGTGAAATCAGTGAAAATATAAAGCGTATTATGCAAAACGCCCATTTGCCGAATAATCCCAGCTTCTTGCGCAAATACAGCTTGCCCGCTAATCGTGAAAGCGGTAGCAGGATTATATAATGATCCGTTTAAATTAATTTCAGATAAATTAAATTGCGAACTGCCATCCTGCGATACAGCTATTCTATTGCCAAAAGCAACAACGAATTTTGGCTTTTGTGGAGCATTAGAATCAGTGATAATACTGAAACCGCCAGTATTTTCGTTATAGACATAAATTTTCTGTCCATCAACAAAAACGGCAAATGTAATCGTAGGAGTGACTAAATAATCAAAAAAAACATCGCCAGCCAATGTGACAACTTTTCCTTGGCTAATCTCAACCTGATCAAAATTGTTATCAATACGAAAAATGGAAGCGCCAGAAACAACATAGCTGAAATTCACACTATGAAATAATCCGCGTGGTTCAACTGGAAAAATTAAAACATTATTACTGAAAACATTTACATGCCTGCGTCCCATAGTCGGGTACATGGCTAATTTTTTCTTTCCTAAGGGATCTTCAACAATATACCAATTAGCTGTATCGCAAGGATTAAACTGCTTAAACCGTTGCTGGTCATAGTAACCACTGATAGGAAATTCTATGGGTTGCTCTTCTCGCGCCTGCATTAGACACCTGCCCGCACACGCCATGCACCATTCAAATAGGATTCTTGTTCCGTTTCAATGTCCAGATTTACACTACTGACAGATTCCATATCTTGCTTAGCTTCTCTGTACTCAGCTTCCAGCTTATCTGTCCAGGCTTGAGAGCGGCCTTTATAAAAGGCTAAATCTTTCGCCAGGGCAAAACGCAAATAACGAATGTAATAACTTGGCAGGCCAGACATGGTGTCATTTTCAGTCACATGAAATAACTGGAACTTCCCATAAACATTCACCGTATAAACTTGTGAAGCTGCTGGATAAAAACGCATACGAGTTAAATCAGTTTCGTTTGTAATAATAACAAAACGCGGCAATCCTACTTGAGGATCGTATTTATAACTCGCATAAAAAACATTTCTCGACTCATCAATCAAAGGATAAGTGACACCCTCTAATTCAAGCCAAGCATTTTGCAAATTGGCCAAGCGGCCATCTATAATCACATCAGGTGTTGGCACAATATCTGCGTTGCCAAAAGTTATTTCTTGTTGACCAATCGGAAGTGAGAAAGTTAACTGTCTTGCAATAGTCACCATCAGTCCAGTTGCGCTGTAAGCATCCATTAGCTCATTTAAAAACTGCACGCCTTTAGATGTATCGTTGCCATGCAATGGCACCGTAGGGCTGCTCGCACTGATTAGTTGATAACTATCTGAAATGAATTCTTTAACTGGCTGTGACATCTTTTGCCTTCCTGACTGCTTTAATTGGTTTCGCTAATTCTTTCGAAGCAAACCATTCACCGCTTTCCAAGGCACGATTGAATTCATCATATGAATTTACTAATTTCTGTTTCTCATCAACCGAATAAACCATAGCGCGAAAATTCTTACGGCTTACCCAGCGGCCTAAGTAAAGAAATTGATCATTAGCCTGTAATTTTTGCTGATTCATATTAACCCCTTACAAAAACGGCAATCCTTTTACAGATTGCCGCCTTCGGTCTTTTACTTAAGAAACAACAATAACCGCAAACTCTGGGTTGATTGCGACACCACCAATCACATCCAAACGATCAAGCTGAATGTAATTCCTGATATCTGCACCGAGAGAATAAGTCATCGCTAACTTATAGAGATCGCTATAAGTGGTTATTGCATCCACGCCACCTTTCAATTCCTTGATTGGAGGAGCTGCGAAAACCACAGCTTGATTGTGGAACGCAATAGACACGTTGTGATCTGCTACAAGCAACATCTGAGCGCCATTTGGGATTGCCGCGGAGATATTCTGTCTTGCACCTGAGATAACAATAGTCGGATTTACAGGAATATCCGCTGTGCTACCGCCTGTTGAAATAACATCGGCAGTCACGACAAACTGAGCTGGAGTGCTTAGCGCATCATAAGTCAGAGGGTTAACCATGAATGATCCGTTAGAAGCATCCAGTGTTAATAAATCCCCTTTATGAAATACAACTGCACCAGGAGCCTGACCCAAGCCAGTGACAGAAATTGTATTTCCACCAGTTATCGGGCCATTTGTGACTGTACCAGCCAACACAAAACCAGTTGGAGGAGAGCCGCCAGCTTGACCAAGACCTGCGATTTGTCTGCGCAAGAAGTTAGTTTTGAAGAAATCAAAACCAGCTAAGTGACCAATGAACCCATCTAACAGAGCGCCGCGGTTAACAGTCATGTTAAACACAGTGCTTAAACTATTAGAAAGTCCGGCTGATACGCGAGGGCTATTTGAGAAATAGCGATTACCATCTTCAGGTATGCCCAATTCAGTCATATAAGCGTCTGTCAAAAGAACGGTATTTAAGTCAACTGGCACGCCAGCTGTACCGATAAATTGATAAACGGAAGTCTGAAAGTGTTCAGAGCATATGAATTTCTCAACATCGTTAGCCAGTGTTTTGGCGCGAGGGTTGAGCATCATATCCAAATATGGTTGATCTCTAGCACGGTCAAAGGTCAATTCCATACCGTTGAACTCAACCATAGTATGGAACTGGGTATCAATCGTTAGAGGGCGAATTACTTGAACGCGAGCCTCACTAACGGCAGTAGCGCCGCGTCCGCCTAGGTATCTTTCTTCCAAGCGATAATTGATTGTTTGGCCAGTAGCGTATTTCAGACCTTTGAAGTCGCCTTCAAGGTTGCGGTTTGCGATTTTCGCGTAGTTTAAATAGTTTACGAAGCGCACGAACACTTCGTCCAGTACGTATTGACTGGTTTGAAATTGATTTGGCATGGTCGAATCCCTCGACAATGATTAAATATAAGCCATTTAAGGCTATCCATTTTTCACATTGTCGAGCGGACGACAGATTACGCGCTAAAAATTGGGCTTGATGGAAACCCTGGCGCTACCAATCAATTGAATTTAGTATGCTCTTATTTTGTACTAAAATGCAAGTGGTCAAATTAAGACCTATTTATTGCTCCTTCTAAATCATCCACATTATTAAAACACTGAGCAATTAATAAACAATCCGACATAGCTCTATGCGCGTGAAGATATGGAACACCCATTGCAGTGCAAATATCTTCAAGACGAAAACGGGTCAAAGGTACTGGCCATGTGAAATTGCTTTTTGTGCAAATCCATTTCATATTCAAAAGATGTTCACCACATTTTAATTGTTTAATAAAACCTTTATCGAATTGAGCATTATGTGCCACACACGCTTGTGCAACATTGGCCATTTCAGTTAATAAATAATTAAAAGTTGGTTTATCTTCAACCACAATAGTAGTATGAGAAGCAGGATTTTCCCAAATATCTATAATTTCCTCACTACATAATCTATTCACAAAAGCATATTTGGATTGCGTAGCCTCAGGGCTTATATGATTAATCTTTTCAGCAGGATTAGTTTCACAAAACAATAAAGTCGAAAAACATTGCAGAATAGTTTTCAACCTTACATTGTAAAGAACGGCTGCAACTTCAATTATCTGATCGCCTTTCGCTGGGAACAATCCTGTTGTTTCCGTATCTATAATCAAAACATTTTCAATCATACTATATTACTCACAATTGATTTTTTAATCTTAGCTTCAACAGCTTCCTTAAAATGACTATCTGATAAAAGACTAGCCAAAATATCATCTACCAATTTAGTTCTTAAATTCCTAAACTCATTCTTAAAGGCTTTTCTAACATCCTTCTGAATAAGATAAATAAAATGATTTTTTATCTCTTCCTCCAAGACATTTTCAAGCATTAAAGATATTGTTCTTTGCGGGACGATATCAGGAGGGTTTTTATCTAATGCAGAGATTCTATTTTCAAAAGCTAAAACAAGCGTCTTAACATCTATTCTTGACATTAATAATACACCTTAAAAAATTTTAAACATTCTAAGCACTTATACATATTTGAGCAGAAATTATGCTTAACCTTTCCAGACTCACAAAATGGACATTTAGGCTTGTTTTTTACTCTCATCCCCAGACAATTCCTTTTTCACATGATTCACACTTTGAATCCATTGTTCCACTTATATAAAAACCACCCTGACCATCGCATATTGGACATTTATGAGGAAATTTTCTTGGTTTTTTATTTACTGTTCCACAATTACAATAACAATCCCACTCTGGTTCAGGAGAAAGAAAAGTAGAATGACAATGACATCTACAAATATCACCTATTTGATCCATCTAATCATCCCCAAACGATTCCTTTACCTTGACATGGAATGCATATATCAAACTCTAATACTCTTGGTTCTATTTCCTTTTTATGACTTCCCTTACCATCACAAACAGGACACTTATAAGGTTGTTTTTTATTCATATATTGAGCATGAGTAATATCCTGAAATCTTTCTAGTTCTTTAACTTTATTTAATAAATTAGATTCAATTTCAGTAGATGATTTATATAGGTTCTCTAAATGTTCCAATCTTTCAAAAATAGCACCATGATTTTTTGAATGAGCTTCTCTTGACTTCTCTAAATTATTTATTTTTTCATTTAATATTTTTTGATTAGCCAATACTTTTTCTGGATCACATAAAGCTATTTTATGGATATTATTAAGATATTCTTCGTGAGCCTGAATAAGTTTAGAATTCTCTTTATTCTCATCACATTGTCTGAGTTTAAATTCATGAAGTGATTCAATTCTATTCATTAATATTTTTACTTCTTCATACAATTTCTTCAAATCATCCAAAGTAAAACTTATTTTATTCATAGGATTACATTCCAAACATCTTCCAAACTTTACAGGATTGCCATGTTTACACGTCGATAACGTTTCACTTGAATTACATCCGTTCATACCATACTCCGCTTTATATTATCGTTAACTTGGTCTTTAACTGTTTCGCAAAAAGCTTTAATCACTTCTTTTCGATTGGCTTCCAAGTTAAAAGTTTGAATGTAATGCGTCAAAACATCTCTAGTAAACATTACCAGGACAGAGGTTGCTAGATCGCTTAAATGTTGCGGGTTTTTGAAGAGATGCTCATTTTCTTTTATCGTATCAAAATAAGCATTCATTAAATTCGTCATTACATCATATTTTGCTTGTTTCTGTTTTTCATCCAGAAAATGGCCTGTTTTTTCTGTCATTATTAAGCCTTATTTATCTATATTCCCAATACCGAGGATTCATTGTTTTATATGCAGGGGCAGCTAAATCAGTATCATAAGCGGGTTGTCCAACCGATTGAGCCGATTTATCAATGTAATTCGGCTCGCCTGACTGAGCATTTTCTGGAGCAGACATTTCTTTCTTGCTAGGCTTAACCACGTCCATTCCCCAAAACTCTATTTGCCTTAGCATCAATCTTCTCTTTAGATGATTCGGAAAGTTTACCTTTCTTTTCCATCTGAGAAGCCCTAGCTTTAGCATTAGCGGCATGTGACTTATCCGGCATAGGATACTTTCCTTCGCCAGGCAAGCCAAATTCCTTTTTAGGGATTTTCTTTCGCTCTTCAGCGGTTAGCTTAGACATTTCTTTTTGCCTTTATCATTATCTTTTTTCTTCATCGGTTCTTTTTTTCCTTTCATGGGTATTGCTCCTTTAGGGTTAACGGTATTCACTGAATCTGGGTTCTGGCTTTCTTGCTTGATAACCGCGATCGCGCTCATCAATAGTTGAGTCATATTTAGTCAAATGAGCAGGCCGTTCAAGATTACGTTTTGTAATCTTGTCTATTTGCTGATTAGTTTTAACGATTCTCATCGCGACCTATTTTCCCGTCAACATTGCGCACAACATTTTCCTGCGCTTCGCGTGACATCTCAGAATATGGGTTAACATCTGGCATGATATCATTCGGCCAAACAACGCGTGGCATTTGCTTTCCTTCGCTATATTTATCACTCATAGATCACCTATATCCATCATTTCTATCCTGCTTTTCAACAGGCTGTGATTCATTTTCTTCAGGTGGCCGAGCGCGAGAAAAAGACTGACTTCTACCTAGCCGCCCCACCGCTCGCGCTTTGCCTAACGCTCTTGCGACATGTCCAGATTGCATTGCATTTTTATGCTCATGCTCGTCGCTCATCGTTTATAAATTGCTCCGTCCAAATGAATCTCTGGATTTTTTTCAGAAGGAAAATAATGATTAATATCCTTCTGTACATCAGCACCAGTCAATGCAACATCTCTGATCAGAACGTTTTGTTTCTGCCTCTCTTCGCGAGGTTTCCCATTGTCACCTGGTATTGGCATTTTCAACGCTCCTTTATTTTCCTGGTCGAGTTATCATTATCTTATCTTTTGCGTGCGCAGCAATCAATTGATCAATGCTCTGCTTCGGCATATTATCGGTTCTATCCCCAGAAACACGTTTTCCAGGCTTAGGTGCATTCGATAAAATTCTAGCCTTTTTCATTCTCTCTTCCAATCTACCCATCTCTGCACACTGCGCATAAGGATCTTGAATTTTAGCTATTCTTTCCACCTCAGCGGGTTGTTGCTTGCATGCGGCATAAATAAATGCCGCTGGGTTTTCCATCGTCCTGGTCGCCATCATCATACCAGCTGTGATTGGCTTACCACTGACAACGTTTTGAAAATCATTATATTTGCTCATGCCAGTTGAGAATTTTTCTTCAAACTGCGCTTGAGTAGCAATTTCCTTTTCCTGAAAAACTGTTTGCTGTTTCTTATGCTCAATCTGAGCAATTTTCTTTTCAACAAAATCACCAAGCTGTGTTTCCCATGATTCCTCGCTTTCGGGATCAGCTTTAAAATCTCTAGCTGCTTCATCTACTTGCGCCTGATCTGGATTTTGTTTGCCACGGGCTAAACGTTCGCGAATCATTCGCTGAACTTCTTCTTCGCTATACATTTTCGGCGGAGAAACTTTATTACCATACGGATCTTCTCCGTCTTCCTCTGCTTCCGCTTCAGCTTCCGCTTCGCTTTCCGCAGCTAATGGCAATTGCGCAGGTTCTGCTTCCGGCGCAGGATCTTTGGGGTCAACAGGATCTTCCGCGACTGGCGCTTCGATCGCCTTTTCTGGTATCAACGGGGGCAATTCACGGCCAAGTTTCTTTGCTTCCTCTTGAATAATTAAATTATCGGCACTTTTTACGGTCATGCTGCACTTTCCTTATGCTTTGGTTTAGATTGATGGGTTAAAAGTTTAATCAAATTATCAGCATGAGATATTTGCATATCAGCTGATAATCTTTGCATTTCACCTTCGTAACGCAATTCCTGCTCTTGCAATTCAGCTGCGGCGAGCATTTTCTCTGTTTCCAGTTTTTGTCTGGCAATAGAGATATCTTCACCTGTTTTCATTGCTTGAATTTGCAATTGCTGCTCCTTCAGTTCAATTTCTTTCATCTTTATTTGAGCCATTTGCTGCGCTTGCATCTGTTTAAACTGCAATTCCTGCATCTTTAACATTAATTCTGGCGGCGGTTCTTGCGGTTTCGGTGGAATTGGCTCGCCAGTCTTTCCAGCTTGAATAATTTCTGGCGGCACTAAGGTTCTTAAACGATTTCGCAATTCTATATTGTTAGCCAACGGCAAGTTTTCTACGTAAAGATCAGCCACCATACGGAATAAACTTGGATCAGCTTGCAGAACAGTCTGAATTGATTCCAAATTCTCTTCTTTTTGCCCTTCAAAGGATGGCCCTGGCATTAATCGAATAGTGTAATGCCCTTGCGTCATATCATTTTCGATATTAGAACCGTAAGCGTCGACTTGCTTGTTAATCACAATAGAAGTATTGCCGCGATCAGGCATATTTATGCTAATTTCCCTTTCCGCATCGTAAACCCGCGGAATCATTTCATCTATGACCGTACCCGCACAGGCAAACGCGCGATCAATACTATCAAATGGAATGTAAGTGTTTTTGTTCCCACGTTTCACGCGAGCGTCAATCGCCTTACCCGAATTTTCGTTACCTTGATCGCCGATCTGTGTACCATACATGCCTGTACAACTTTCGATGTCGGATAATGCTCGCTGATACTGCGTTATTAAAGACTGTGACAACTCTGGAGGTCGCAATTGCTCTGGCTTATTGCCATTGGGTGATTCGTCATATACAAGGCCGCCTTGCGCTGTAGCAGGATCGCGCCAAATGAGCTGCGTATCTGGCGATTTTACGTTCGCCTTGCTTACAAGGAATTGATCGTATCTCGACACTCGCATTAAGTAAGCTGACTGTGTAGCTAGGTAATTGATATATCGCTGGGCATCTCTTGCGTCTTTTATAAACGGTCGACATATTTGCTTTCCTGATTTGTCATAGTAGGAATCTTGATCAACGAAAATCCCTGGCAGTTGCTCAGATGGGAACTCGACTTCTTCCAGGACGTAATCGCCAGCTATTTTCCTGTGTATGATTTTATACTTCGGAACATCACGCTCATTTTCAACCGTGACTATATAGCCGTCATCAATGAGATATTTTTTCCCATCTATCTCGATTGTTTCTAATTCTTTTTTCTGCTTCTCCGTGACAATCCGGCCAGAGGATAATTGATACAGTGTTTCAGTATCGTAAACGCGCTCATAATCTTTAATCAGCGTGATTTCTTTGTCGTTAGAGAAAATCCAACCCGTCGCAGAGCCTTCATCGTAATTTGCATCGGAACCGATAGACTTTTCAATTTCATCACCATAGATGCCCGCGAACATCTTTCTGGACATCCTAATGCGCTCGCCACAGTACATGCCATCTGTCTTGCATGGCGTCATGGCTGATACGTCCCAGTAGCAGTACGTCGGGTCTTTCGTTTCCCTAAAAACAATCACTTGGTTAAACGAGCGGTCATTTTCATATTCCGTATCTAAGAAAAAGGCACCAAAGCCGCCAATGCCAGCCTGAGCAAAGGCACGGCTGCCCACGCGCTTAGAGTCGCTATTCAGGCAAATCTCTTTAACCAAGGCTTCGCGGACTTGCGCGGTCATTGCGGGGACGTTATCACTGGGGCAGACTTGCAGATTGGTAGTGCGCATTCTTTGCTCACCAATAAGATGGTTCATCAAAGGCGCTAGTTTGTTCATCGAAAGGGGTATTTTCTTGTAATCAATAAAAAGCTTAGACTCGTCTTCAGTCCATTGGCTGCCCATAACAAAGCTAGTAAATTCATGGTACTGGTCTTTATTGAACCGCCAGTCATCATCCCACTTTTTTATTCGCTCGCGGATCTTCCTTGTGACATTTAAGTCCAGCTTCGGCATAGCATACATCCATGTATGACAATAATTTAATCTATCTTAACACTTAAGTTATCCACAAAAAACGTTAATAAGATTGTGAATAGGACATTGAAAGCATGTGGATAACTTTTCTGTCCTAAATTTGTCCTCTGGTTGTCCTCAGTTTGTCCACAGTTTGTACTTTCTCTAAATCTATGACTTTCAACCAAATAAGTTACTTATACATAAAAAAACCTTACATAGTTATAACAAAAATCATTTAAATATATTATTATTACGTCCGGCAGCAAATGAACCTGTTAGGGGAACGCTAACAAGGGTTTAAAGTCCCTTCAGAACCGTATTTGCTGCCTATTATTTATGGCCTGACGATATCGAATCTCAGAGAGCATATATTGCTTGCGATATATGGTAGAGAAAATAAGGCCGCCAGTTTATGGCCGACGATACTTCTAGGCATGGTGGAAGTCCACACGAAGAATACGCACTAGATGGGAAAATAGGCCGCCAGTTTATGGGGTGAGAAGGGGTAATGACCCTAGTAGTTGGCAAAGTAAGCGTACGATGAAATGCCGATGGTCGGTATAACTCTCGGCCTCATCCCAGCCAGTTTATGTACTAAACTTACTACAAGATTATGTTGTGATAGATTTAGTACAAATTGAATAAGGATAAATATGAAACCATTTGATCTAGAGAAAGCATTAGCGGGGCATCCATTAGTAACACGAGATGGAAGAAAAGTTTTAGACTTTCATTATTTTAAAGTAATGACTAAATATATATTTCCAATTTATGCCGCAATAGAAAGTATTGGAAATGATCCGTATTTTTCTCAATTTCGAATTGATGGAAGTGCGCTTAGGAATGAGGAAGAAAGTTCACTTGATCTTTTTCTTGACTCAACTAAAAAAACATATTGGGTGAATGTTTATGAAAGTGAAATTAAAACTATTTTTATAGGCAAAGTTTTTGATAATGAAAAAGAATGCTCTGAATCTAGCTGGGCGCATGATTTAAAAAAAATCAAAACAATTTCTTTCGAGATTGAAGAATGATCCCCCGCCTAATATGTTTTTTCAAAGGTCATGATATTAATAAAGAAAGTATTAGAGATATGTCACATATTTATTTATGGTCAAGATATGAAGATTCAAATTACAGAGGTTGGTGTTCACGCTGCAAACGATACGTGAGGGTTTGATGAGCTTTGAAAAAGAAATAATTAAAGGTAAAGAATGAAAGGATTCTCAGTATTAGACAACCCTTCCCATGAAGGTCAAACAAACACTTGGCTAACGCCTTTATCTATTATTGAATCATTAGGTGAATTTGATCTTGATCCATGCGGATATCCTGACCATAAAACTGCTAAAAATTTAATCTGCTTTCCTGATGATGGGCTACTAGCTGAATGGTATGGAAGGATCTGGCTTAATCCTCCATATGGTCGTGATATTGGGAAATGGCTTCGAAAAATGGAACGCAATAGAAATGGTATTGCATTGGTATTTTCTCGTACTGATACAAAATGGTTTCAAGAATCAAATCCTGATGCTATTTTTTTTATTAAAGGCAGAATTGCATTTTTAAAACCTGATAAATCAATCTCAACTAATGCTGGTCATGGATCAATGTTTTTAATTTATGGTCATGATAATATTTGCGCTGTAATCGGCTCTGGTATTGACGGAAAATTTTATTCAAAGGTGGAAAAATGAAAGTGATAATTGAGCTGAATAAAGATATTTCAATTGAAAATATTGAAGGTAGTGACAATGAGATTAAAATAAACTTAAATATTATAGGTAAAGCATGTTCATATGCCATAGTTAATATAGACGAACTAAAAGCAGCCCTACGTAAGATGACAGCGAAATGATCATAAAATGTTGGTTTGGATATCATCAATATTTTGTATTAAGACCATTATCAGAATGGTCTGATTTACTTGCATGTGAAAAATGCAAGAAATTATTCTGCTACAATAAATCAGAAAAAATTTTATTATCTTATAATTCTGATTTTGAAAAATTCTACATTGATATTAAAGAGATGACTGAAAAATGAATTATCAAGAATGTCCGAAATGTGGATGTACTCATTTTATAGAAAAAATTGGTGGATGGGTTTGTGTTAAATGTCGATGGTTTATACAGGTATGACCGAGAAATGATCTGCCCTCAATGCCGGGAAGAAAACAAAAAATCATTTGTCTATTCTAATGGTTCAACCAGAACTTTATTATGTGCGAATGAGTTTTACGATGAGGAAGGCATATGGCATATCCACGATTCTAATATAACAACCTCCCATTATTCTTGCAGTAATGGACATACTTTTGATAAAAAAACACAAGGAAAATGTCCTTGTGGATGGCCAAATAAGGTATAAATCATGCTAAAACGATTATTTTTACGCGAATCAAAAGAGATTTTGAAGCAAGTTGAGAATGCAGAATCAATTTTAGAGTCAGCTCAGAAGAAAATGGATGCATTAAAAAGTGGTGATAGTTTTACATTAATAAAGAAAGAATTAATCGAATTGATAAATGAATTTGGATCTTCTCATAGAACCTGTGCATTCAATTCTCACATGGGACTTTATTTTGAAAATCATAAAGAAATAGAACAACAACATAAAATAACCCAAAATATTTATGAATGCCTAAATGAACTTGAAAGGATGATAAATAAATGAACTTTAATCCCGCCGCAATCCCCGAAGAATATCGCAATAACTTCAAATATTGTGTTCAAGATGGCATCAAATCAATCGATATGCACTTTCCAGAAATACGTAAACAATATGGCGAAGAGTTTGAAGACCGCTTGGCCATGACTCTTTACTTAGAAATCATCAGAATGGATATATTTAAATGAAATTAGAAGATCAAGTTTGCTCGCTTGAATATGCAAAAAAATTAAAAGAGTTAGGAATTGAAAAGGAAAGTTTGTTTATATATTTTGAACAATCCTGGATTATACAAGGTAACGAAGTATTAGAGACTAGATCATTTATTCGAATAAATGATTTTACTACTTTCATTGATGATTCCATGAAAACTTTTTCAGCCTATACCGCTGGCGAACTCTTACGCCTAATCCCCAATGGACTCGCACTTAACCACGGTGAACCATTCAACTCATTCCGATTTAATCTTGCTAAGTCAGTCAAGGTTGAACAAACGTCGCCAATAACTCTAAAAGCAATCTATCTGCCTAATTACTTCTGCGACACCATGAACCCAGAAAGCCCTAACCCCTGGTTTACGCAAACACTAATTCCAAACTGCTGGGATGAAAACTGCGCCAATGCACTTGCAAAGGCTCTTATTTACCTACTAGAAAACAATTTAATCACTAAGGAACATATTAATGCTCTATAAACCACGGAACATAGAAGCTATACAATGGGATTGCCATAACTTAAAAGAAATTAAACGCTTTCTACCAGTCAATAAAATTGAAAGATCACTCGAAAATGGATATCTTTTTATTCATACTCCAAAAGGATTTTTATTGATTCCTCCTCAAAATTTCATCATTAAATTAAAAGAATTTGAAGTAAGCACTTGTACTCAGGAATCTTTTCATGCTGTTTATCAAGAAGCTAACGAATATGAATGATGAAGTATATGTGTTCTGCCCACCCTTATCTCTCTACCCTGAACAGCCAAAGGATCAATCACATTGTGAACTGGTTGATTGCCCTGAATGCTCCCAGAAAATGTGGGTCTCAGATAAGAAAAAGGGAATGATGAAGTTTGCCGAAACCCTAGGCCGAAAGATAATTATTTTATGCTATCCTTGCTTTATGAACTTTTGCAAAGAGCATCCCGAAATAGTTATTAACGGTACACAGGTGAACTTATGAGCGATTACTTAGCATGTCATATCATCGGCGCTTTATTCTTGCTGATTGCTGCTCAATATAAAGAATGCAATACTGCGGCGTTTATTTTTACAATGGTCGGTATCGTCTGGTTTGTTAATGCACTGTTTCAGCAAATAGTGGGTACTTTATAATGAGTATTGATTTTGAAATAAAAATGACTTGTGATGATTGCAATAAATCAAAAGCGGGATTTTCTTTTGTTATTTGTTGCGATACTTGTTTTGAGAATAAAATTGATAGCTATATAAAATCCGCAATAGAGAATTCTTTAACAGATCATACTTATCTATGGACTAATAAAGAAGATTATATAGGTTTTGATTCGGATAAAGAAAAAGAAATATTTTTATCAGGAGTCAAAAAAGGATTTGATTGGGGAGTTTTCTGGATAGCGGACGAATTTGGCAGCAACGCGATTGAATTTTATGAACAAATGCAAGAAAAATTAGAAAAAAATAATACGGAGTTAACAACATGAATAAACTAATGCAAAAGTTTTTAATAAATCTAACTGATAAGATGCGCACCGCTTGTTATGACTTTATTAAGTTACACTTAAAAGATGAAGAGAATATGGAAGAAGTTATTAATTTAATATTAAGCGCTCATATCAGCTCACTTGGTCAAATGTTAAACGATATAAACCACAACGATGAAGACAGATTGAAACAATCAAACGAGTTTTTTAACAAATTAATCGTTGCTATTAAAGAACTGCCACCAATCTATGACGTCAAAAACATTGAACAAGAACCAACACAAGGAACACATTAAGATGGATGCAAGACTCACAAAAATGGTAAATGAACTTAGCGAAGAATTATCCTTATTAACTGTAAAATTCATCGAAAAGAAATTTGATATAAAAGAGAAATTATCTTTTTGTATTTCAGTGCTTACAAGCGCCCACATTACTTCTATGTTTTCTTTGATGCGATTTTGCTCGCAAGATGAAGACTCTCAGGCTAAAACAGAGCATTTCATCAACATTATGATGAACGCCATGAACTCAATCGACGGTGTTAGTCATGAGCTAGTTACAGTGAATAAGGATAAGAGCTAATGACAAACGTTTGTCTCTCAGCATTTCTATGCACCATTGTAGGATCTTGTTTCGCTTGGTCGACTTATGAAGTTTTTAGCGCAATGTGTCTATTCCAAATTGGATTAAACACACACGATTTAATCAAGACTAAATAAACATGTTTGGCCGTGGCTTCGGCACTGTTGTCACGGCAAAGTCTTCTATTTGTTCATAGAAGCCAGAGAAGAATGTCAATGCCAGGGCGTCGGAAGTATCAGGAGAAGGCATCCCACGCGCCTTTAAATCATCTTTGCTCTCTATCTGCAAACGGCCATTCGAATCATACTTATAACCCAGGTTGCATAGGTCGCCATGCAGCGTATCATCGTCTGGGATTTGCACTAGCATTTCTTGCATCAGCCATTCTTTCATCTCGTTCCAAAGCTCTGCTCGCAGATTTCGAAATTTGTCACGATGGTTTGCTGTTCTAGCAACATTAACGCCCTCGACAAAATGAAAATTAAGCTCACGTAGACGATCGACAACACCAGCGCCAACGCCAATCGAGTCAATATATACCTTGTGAGGTTTTTCTTGTTCAATGACATGCTTAAGATACCCCGCGATCTCCATCGTGTTTAGGTTTCGGAAAGTCTCAAGATTATACGCAATGCGTCCCTTACGTCTAATGATAGCTGTTTTATCTGTGTCACCTAGGGCAACATCGACGCCAATAATTAACTTAGTTGCTTCCGTATCTATGCGATTCTTTCGTGCCTTCGCGACATGCTTCGAATTGATAAAGACATTCGCGATTGGATTTAAGAATGCCTCTGTTGCTGAGCAAGGATATTCTTGTTTAAACGATTCTGTGGCGATATCAATATCGTTTGACTTCATCAAGCGCAAGCGACGCCAGGCAAGATGCCTAAGAGTCATGCCATTCTTTTCGTACAAATGTAAGAGGAATTGCTCTTCTTCAGTTGGGCTGAAGTCTTCATCAGTTGCAGTATATTCAGGCATCCAGAACCAGGGAATGAAAATCGGAATATATTCTGACTGTTTAGACTCCGCGGCCTTCCACATGTTAAAGAAATAATTGCCGATGCCATTGGCTGTCGACTCCAATATGATCTCTGTGCCCGCATGGTCAGACACGGCATTTAATACGCCTTTGTCGTGCTCGTCAGCGTGTGGCCAGAAAGCTACCTCGGAGCCGTGAAATAGCTGGATGGTTTGAGAGCGACCTGCGCCCTTATTACCTGCTGTCCCCACAGAATAGCTACTATCGTATTTCTTGAAAGCCAACTCTTTACTGCTTGACCTATCTGCTTCACTGGCTAATCCTCTCGGCAAATGATTGTAATAGCGCATCGTCATTTCAAAAAGATTCTTCGTGGCCTCGGCTTCGTGCGTCAAGATATAAGCTTTCGTTCCGCGCCTGGTGATGACGCGATGAAAGTATCTGCCCTGGATATATGTCGATAGGCCAGTCTGCCTGCCTTTTAAAACTAAGGCACGCACCTTCCCCGTTTTCTTTTTCTGCTCTTCAAGCTTTTCATGCGCGTACAATTGAGCGCGATTAAGCTCAAAGGGCACAAGCGAGCCGCCCTTTGATCGAATCTTTAAACACGATGGCGCAAATTTAGTAAAGTCATTAACGATTTCAATAAGATGATTATCACTCAACGATTTTATCCCTATTCATCGATACAAAATCATCTTGCGACTCGTCTTGATTGTGCTTAGTATCGCCGTACTTTTTAGGTAGTAACTTCGATGCAATCCACTTGCGATTGTCAGTTCGCATCTTATCGCGATGCAATGCAGCATGATTAGTTAAAATAACTGGCT